TCTGTTGTTACACATCTATTTTGTGTTTTGTAATGTTGTGGAGCGTTATGACGAATAGACTCTATCGATTCTTTAAACGATCCGCCATATGATCTTTTCTTTAGAGAAACAGTAGACTTCTCAGATGAATCAATAACTCTGGAAACCATCGAAAATGATGAAACTCCATTTGCATCAGATCCATTGGTATGAATATAAGAAATGTCGATCACGTTTCCGTTTGTCGGAGACATTCCAAGACTCTCGTTTCCAGTGAAATAGATTTCATAACGACCAAGCGCATTTTCCTGAATAAAGAAGATTGGTGTATCGAATGCGATTTCATTAAAGGAATTGAATATCTTGTATTCTTGAAAGACGTTTGAATTGTCGTTTGATTTAACACGAACTTTTATTGAAGATACGTCAACATTGTAATCCGGTATTTCGAATTTTTGATATTCAACTCTAGCATCATAGTAATAACGAACTTTTTTAGAAATACCTTCTATAAGCCCAACGTTCTCGAAATTGAAAATTCCGTTTTCGCTTTGTGTGGTATGGGATTCTGTCGTTGTCCAATTAAAACCGCCACCAGAAAAAATTGCGCCTTGTGGAATAGTGACAAACGGTTGTGCAGATGGACCAAGATAAGAGTTTATCGAAATATCCACAATCGCTTTCGCAGAAGTGAAAGACTTCGGGAGATATCCTAAATTTTTTGCAGCGGAAACCACATTTGGTCTTGCTTGAGCAGAATCAAGAAAAATTTCATTCAATGCAAGATGCGTCGTCATTGCATTCATTTGAGTGTTGTACGCCAACACATCCAAAAGAATCGACAAACCAGAACCATCGAAATTATAGTCTTGAAAACGATCCTGATTTTTCAGATAATTTTTTATGTCATCACGAATCTTGAAGAAATCAAAATGGATATTCGTGTTCTGGAGAAAATCGGGAAGCGAAGCGACTTCCTGAATTTCGATATCGTTATTCATTTATCGGTTTCTCTTTAGCTTTAATTCAATTATTTGTTGTTCTTGTGAAACACTAGAAACTAAAAAATGTATTTGAACACGAAGAGTGTTATCGTCGTTTCCCGTTGAGACTAAAACGTCTTGAACTTTTGTGACTCTTTTTTCGTTTCGTTGAATTGTTCTGATGATGTTATTTTTTATGGACAAAACATCAACTTCTTCATTCTCAAACAATTGTCTCGCTAGACTCGAACCATATTGATCCATAAAAGGTCTTTCACCGTATCGAGTTAAAATCAGATGAACAATGGATCTTTTAACCGCCGTAATATCACTCAGAATATTGACATCGCCCGTAACGGGATTCGAGTCAAAACGAAGATCGAGATCAGAATACATTCTGTCCCGAGAAATGATGTCAGAATACAAGTTTTGTGCTGATGTTGTCATTTGATGCTATTTAGCATTATTTCTTAATTTTTTGCTCTTGATTCGAGATTGACGAACTTGTTAGCATACAACCGATGATTCATAAATGTCTGACAGTTACCTCTTGCCATTTCCGGTCTAGCCTGTAAGTGAATCCAGGGCATTTTTGAATCAGTCGTTTTGTATTCTAGAAGAATCGCATCAAAACCGGGAATCGCATCACGAATTTTGATCGCTTCGTGATAATAATTGCCTTTACTAACTCCGTCCAATTGAATATCAACTGCACTTCCTTTCGTGTGCCAAGAACTACAACCATCTTTTCTAAAAGCCGAAGTAATTTTCAACCTTCCGCTTTTTCTTCCGTATGAAGTAAATGAACAGCCACCGTACATTTCATATAATGGATCAAGACAAGTTTGCGCAAGAAAAGCTAGACGATCAACGATTCCTTGAAGAGAGAAACCACATTGCGCCCGTAAAAATTTGTTTTTAGAAACCAATGGAGACAGACATAGGTCACTTAAATAGAAATGATCGGATATCTTCTGATGATAACCGGAATCTCTTGGGTTACTCGGATTTTTCGGCGCGGGCGAACTCCAACCACCACCCGACGAAGATCTCGGTTGTGGTGTATATGAGTCGTCTGATTCTGTTGGTACGATAGCATCGGGCATCCTTTCTGCAACTTCTGATCTTTCTAGACTTCCACGATTAATACCATCTTGAATCGACGCAGTTGATATTCTTGAACCGGATGTTTCGATTCCTTCATAGCGGTTTTGGAACTCGTATCCTCTATACTCTTTCGCCGGATGCAACTCTTTTACTTCTGATGTTTCCGGTTGTTGAACATTAGGAGACTCTAAAGGTGTGAATGGTAGCATCGTATCATACTTCATTTGAAGATAACCACCTTTCGCATTGAGATCAATCGTTTTTGATCTCACTTTATAGGTGTCTTTCACATCATATGTCAAATTTTCTCCGGAAGAAAGATCAATATTTTTCTCGGAATTCAATGTAATGCGACCACCGGGACTTGTAGCATCATTATCGTCTGAAGGAGTTCTGGCATTCAATGAAATCGATTTTGCTCTGACTTTAAACGTGTCTTTCACATCTAGCGTTAAATTTCTTCCAACGGAAAGATCAAGATCTTGACCAGCATTCAGTTGAACGCTTCCATTGACCGATATTTTTGCATTTCCGTCAACGTAAGTTTCGATGTCACCGTGAACACGCAATTTGTGATTTTCGAGAACAACAGTGTAGTTTGACCCAACAATCGTCAGTTTTTGCGAACCATCTGGATTGACATGAAAGCCCGTTCCGCTTCGATGTTTTAATTGAATTCTTTCGAAAGATGGAGTATCATCGTATTCAAATGCATGTCCAGATTCCGTTTCAAAAAAGTGCTCATAAGGATATGTCGGATCAAAACTCATTGGCGGATCATTGAGAAGTTCATCTCTCTTTTGATCATATGCATATTTCATACCACCCGGTTGTTTAGCGGATGCATCGGAACGAGACACACGATGAACATCGGATTCTGATGGAAGAAGCGGGTGTTTTTGTAGCGGTCTTTGATACAACGTGCCGGGAAGAACGCCTTTTAATGTGTCGCCAAAACCACCGGAAGAGATGTTCTTTGGAATATCAGAAATGTTCTCAAAAAACATTCGCCCCTCGACAACAGATTCACTAATCTGTTGTATCATTGGATCCCAATATTGACGAGAGAAATTCTCAATAATACGAAATGGACCAAAGGCAGAACCAAGCATGGACCCAACCAAAGATGAGAAGTAGAACTTGAAAACGTCTTGACCACTTTGAAATACATTCAAACTAAATTCGTTGAATGTGTCTATCGTGAATGCTTTTGTTTCTGCCGTAATATCTTCGGTTATCTGTTGAGCGATTTCGTCTGAAGAAAAAAAGTATTCTTTTGTTCCGGGTTTGAGTAACTTTTGAAAAGATTGATCCAGAATTGAGTCAAGTTTCTTCGAATATGTCGATTCAATAATATTCTTGACATTCGAGTCTTTTTCTGTAAGAGATTTTACAATAGAAGGAGAAAAGCTCGCTAATGCGTCAGCTTTAATCGAATTTCTGAAATTGGTTATTTCTTGTTCAGTAAACGATACCGGTTTCTGAACTTTAGAAGAAACCGAACTTGGTAAAGTCTTAATCGTTCTAAAGATATCAGGAGAATCAACAGAACTAATTTGGTATAGAGAAGTTTTAGGTGTCTTTTTTATCGTCTCAAGTGTCGACGAAGACAGTCTCATCAATTGATCTAATTCATTTGGTGATAGTTTTTCACTCATATCTATACGGTTTCCAGTCTCTTCTTTTGCTCTATTAGATTATCAAGTTCTTCGTCTGATAATGACTTCGTTTTCTGTAAAAGATTTCGATCCATTTTCTGAATTTCTTCCAGATCTGTCACACCATTTGACTGAATTTCTTTTACTACAGTTGGATCTGTCTTAGAAATAAGATCAACCGCTTGATCGGAAGCAAGTTTTCCATCAGACGCTTTTTCGAGTTCTTTTTTGTCTTCTGTTGTCAAATCTGACAACTTCTTTTTAAGTGTGAGATCATCCCATTTTTGTTTTATTCGACTAAAAAGATCAGTCGACTTCTCTTGTTCAATTTCCTCAACGATTTCTTTTCCTTTGTCATCTAACATCAACTCTTTCTTGTTTTCATCTGTCTTTTCGCTCATCGTGTCGGAAGATTGAACTGCGTCAGATCTAGAAAGCGCGGGCCATTTTGGCGAAGCGTTTCCAAGAAGCGTTCCGATAATGATCGGGTCTTGACATGAAGGACCATCACGAAAAAAACCGACAACCCAAGAACCTTCCATAATTCCCGGCGAGGTTGCGCCAATTCCTGACATTCCCGCCATTGTGGTCGGAAGCATGACAGTAGCCCATGGTAATGCTTCTGTCGGTATTTCTGTTCTATCCGGAGAATGAAGTCCAAAAATTCTAACTTGTACTCGACCAAGCATCGCGGGATCATTTCGACATTCGCAAACACCAGTGAATAGTGTATGTCCTTCAAAATGCTGAAAAAAATCTTCGTCTCTTCTCATGATATTAAGATTCGCTACCGTCTAATGAAATCGTTGAAGATGGTCTATTTATGGTCGCAAACGTATAAAATCCTTCTTTAGAGAAAACATGTCTCGCTTCTGAAACAAAATAACGACCGGAAAGATATTCGTCAATCATCGTGATTTCTTTCATTCCTTCAATATCTGGTAACAAGTTTGGATCAACCGTTTTCTGTAATTCAATATCAACAACTGTTCCGGGGTTTAATCTAAAATCTCCGTTTACCTTCATTTGATGAAACATGAAATCAATGTTGTGTCTCTTCATTTCTCCGGTTCTTCCAACTCTTCCTATATTCTTTCCTTCTTGCGCGAATGAGTAAGATAAAGCCTGTTGACCATCAACGACCCCTATTTGCGAAGTTTTTTGTTTTTGTTCAGCTTCGGCTTCTGTTGCCGCATCATTTGGTTTACCGTCGTCTTTCTTACACTCTTCAAGTGCCGCTTGTTGTTGTTCTTCAGTTTTTGAACAATATGGAGCACCCGCCATTGCTTTGAAAACTTTTGGCCCATATGCTCTGGTTTCTGGCGGTAATGGATGTCCCTTTTTCCATCTTCCGGCACCGCAGTTGTACGCTTGTGCAGCGGCTAACCACGTTCCATCTGTTTGTCTTTTCATTTTTGACAGATAGCCAGCGGCAGCCCTAGCAGATGTACACGGATCGGTTCTATCTGATAATCCCATTTCTTTTGCTGTTCCTGGCATGAATTGAAACAAGCCCAATGCACCCGCACCAGATCTAGCATTCGGATTACCGGAACTTTCTGTCATCATAATACCCCAAAGATAACCACAAGGCATACCGTGTTGCTTTTCTAGTCCAGCAAGATATGCTTGAAAACCTTTATCACCCGTCGAAAAATTCGATTTTTTAATTGTGCATTCGCCAGTCGACTCAACGGGTTCTCCTGTTTCAGGGTCGCACATTGGAGTTGGTTCATATGGAACAACACCAGATGATTGCAACTGCGAAGGCTCAAAACCAAAAGCAGAGTTGTATGGAAAACTGTCTTCTGTCAAACCGTGTAATGCAGAGTTATATGGTATGAGATATGTATAATTCGTTTTCTGAAGATTTGGTGCATGATAATCTTCATCATTTGATTTTACAAATTTCGCAAAAGGATAAGTCTGTCCTTCAATCCAATCTTCTTCCTTGATAGCATCTTCATAGGTTAATAATGTGTCATTGATTGAACCAT